GATGGCGAGCTTCCGTCTAGTTCCGGTGGCATCACTGCCAATTGTACGTTGGAGTTGTATTGTCAATTCCGCGGCCAGGTTTGAGTGAATTGCAGTTCTTTCCCCCGAGGATCCAGTAGCAGTCAAAAGAACGAAGTTGTTTTGAGGTCTCTGGATCGGGGGTGCACGTGAGGGGGTCTCGAATGGGCCTAACTCCCTTTGTTTTCCGAGACCCCCTCCGCCCCGGATAGGGGGTCGAGAGAAATAAAAAGGGGGGTACCAGGCCCGGGGGGTTGGACGGTTTACTTAGGCCAGGGTTGGGGAAACAGTATTACCCCCAACCTCGGCCTCACCTTGGCCCCAACGGCCAAGACAGTGGATTAGCCGGCCGTGGTCCTGGCAGAACTCTGCCACCCGGCGCATGACCGTCTTGTGCGGGTCTGCTTCCTCTGAATACCATTCGGATGGATGTCGGTTGGACGTGAAAACGTAGCGTTTAGCTTGTAGCTCTACTGACCCCCCTTTCGTCTCGACCCTCATTGGATATCTGTCGATTACTCGTTGGAAGTCGTGTAGGCTGAGTGAAGAGCCTTTGAAGTCGTCAAATATCACTGTGTCTTGACCTTCGTATCCGTCCCACCACTTGCTGTTGGTTAGTTTGACGTACGCGTCTGGCCAGGTTTCAAAGGCTCTCTTGGTCTTCCCAGCCCCAGAGTCCCCCCAGAAAATCCAGACTTCCGGGCCGGCATCTTTCAGGTCCCGGGGCGTTGAGTATAGCATGAGGTTCCTGAAGGCATGGAGCCCCCTGTGGTACTTGATATATACCGCGGGGCATTCCCCAGCAACCTCCTTCATCGAGTTTCCCTGGAGTACTAGGTCGGCCGCGTGATTTATATCGTTGCGTTGTCCGGGAGTTGATGCCTCGCCTATCGCCCATGGTCCTACTACTCTTGTGTCTTCTTTTGTGCAGTAGTCTATGCACTGTTGTGCGGTCCCTCTGGCTATCTCCCAGTGCGCTTTGTCGTTGACCATCTTCTTGACTTGGTTTAGAGACAGGCGCTTTGAGCACTGGATATAGAACTGTAGGTGCGCGTGTTCGGTCTCGTGTCCGCGTTCTATTTGTCCGGTCGCGAACTTTACGATTCCATCGTTAAAAAGTCTGTTGAACCAGGTTTCAACATCCAACGTCTCATCGGCGAGTTGGAGTGTTCCGCACCAATTGCGAGCTCCGTTCGGCATATTTTTATTTTTAAGAGGCCAAGGTCGCCTCGCACCACAAGCTGGTTTCGTGGTCACCACAAAATAAAAAATTATGGCCTATGGAAATCGACGCTATCGCCGCCGCGTCTCCGGGTACCGATCCCGATATCGTACGACCTACCGTACGAAACGTACTCGTGTTAGGCGGTATACTCGTATGCGTCGTTCTCGGTCTGGTGCTACTAGCACTAAGATCGTTAAGCTCACGTTGGACGCGACCTGGACGTTTGGCTCGGGGGTCACCCCTCCGAATCCACAGCTCTGGAATGCGTTCAAGTTCGCCCCCACGACGATCCCGGGCTTTGCTGATTATGCGGCTACGTTCTCTCACTTTCGTCTTGTTAAAGCCAATCTATACATTAGCCGTACCATCGGTGATGACGAAGGTACTCTTAATAACTATCTTGTTGTGGGTAGCCGCCCCTTTGCTGCTACCACCCGACAGGTTACCACGACCACGGTCAGTGCCGACGCCTTAGTGCCCCCGCAGCTGGAAACCGCGTTGCGGCAGTCTAGGTGGCAGAAGGTCCGGTATCCGAACACGACCACCCAGCGTGTCCGCGTCGGGTTTAAGCCTTATACCATGCTTGGTTGTCAGGGTCCCGCGCAGGCTGCGGCGAACAATGTCTACCAGCGCACCTGGGAAGGCAGGAAGTGGATGCCGTTTACTTGGGCTATTGCCCCTGCGCCTGGTGCCTTGCCGCCTGGTCTCTACTTCTTCGGACCATACATGGTTGTGGACCGCGCTGCCGGCGATGGCGAGCTTCCGTCTAGTTCCGGTGGCATCACTGCCAATTGTACGTT